TACGTCTGCCATGATAATTTCTCCTTGATCAATGACCTCGCTCAGAGGCCGGCAATATTAGAAATCACCTGATTTCTATGCAAGTATTTATATTGGATTGGAAAAATCAGCTGAATTAGCAGTTAATCAGCTCTAAACGGAGTCCAACGATCTCTGGGCACTAATTTTGAGCCGCCAGCTACATAGCCTTCACCGCCGGGTTTGCCACCTGTTGTAGCTGTGATTTCACCTTCGGCACTATCCAACTCACGGATCACTTCATCTTTGGCTGACATAATTTCTCGTACCAGTTCAAATAATAGATCCATGACTCCGGGATGACGTTCGCTGTGCGCTGCGATCTTCTGAGCTTTGGCAGGAGTTTTCTCCACAAAGTTCATGAACGCTTTGGTGTTGATCATGTCTAGCTGTTTGGCCTTGCTCTGAGTGTTTACAAAGGTATAGATCTCGCTCTGTAGATAGCCCATGCCTGTGACCGGAGCTAATAGGCTGTTGATCTTTGGCTGGTTCTTGGCCAAGGCTTCTATCTTGGCTAGATTAGCTGCACCCACAGCTGGTCTATGGCTGACTGCTGTGAGTCCAAATACTTCAAGTGCAGGAGTGTTATTAAACAGTTCTGGATCGTCAAAGTCTTCCCCACTCTTGTCGCCGAAATAACTGAACACCTTGTGTGCGGCCACGGCTACTTTGGCATCTGCTAGTGCTCTACCTGTGTCACTGTTCACCATCACAGAGTAAGTGGTTTGATTAGGAGTAAACGAAATCCTGCCATCTGCACCTGTGTAGGATTTACCTGGATGGAATAGGATATCTCCGTAGACATAGCCACGGAAATCTGCGGGAGTCGCAGCTTCAAATATAGGCCACAGTGCTGCCATGTCTGAAGCGAATCGTTCACGCCAGTCTTCACCCTTGCCACGACTCATGATAAACTGTTTGAGTTCTTCTGGGCTTGATGATCTACCTTCTTCACGTCCCCAGTTGTTTTTACCTACCAATCTAAATTCACCATTGTCTTCACGACCCCAATACACAGTAGGATTACCATCCCATTTGATAGTGATGCTGGTTTCAGGTTTAGCTAGATCTTTCAGTATCTGTATGGCCTTGACTGCACCATCTGATTCAGTGAACACCAAATCCTCTAGGTGGTTGAACTCTCTGCCCACCTTCTTGGGAGCAGCAGTTTCTGCTTCAGTTAGTATTTCCCAGAATCTCATTGCACTATGTCAATCATTCTGCGCATCCACCCTATGGTGCCTGGTTGATAGCTTTCTACAGCAGCCTTGGCTGGTAGCTCGATGCCCTGTTTGCCCAAGGTTTCTCTAGCACCTGAGACCAGTTCATCGTAGTTGGGCAGTTTAATTATGTAGTCTAGAATGTTGTCTACACTGCGTATATCTTTAACTGTGGCTGTTTGCCCCAGCAACTGTTTGGCTATGGTATTCCAGTCATCACCACCTGGCAGAGGTTCGTTGGTGTCTGCGTGTAAAAGACCAAACTTAGGTGAGTATTTTAGATCTCTGGCTCGGGCAATAGAACTCAGTACGATATGGCGATGTTCGCCTCGATACTGCCCGCGACCGCCTATCAATGATCCTTGTTGAAACTTGGGATTTACACTAAACATAAAGTCTGACTGCACGAAGCCGTTGACTTGATCCCCTGCGATAGGTGTTTTTAAATGCACACTGTCTCCACTGAGCTTGACATTTTCTTTGCCAAACTGTGCAATTAACTTAGCTGCGAATTCTTTTTTGTCTACTTCATTGGCATCCACTGAGAGGTCTAGATCACCCGAACTGTTCAGCTCAAAGGTGCCATCTGGATCTTCTTTGCGTCCTGTGGTTCCCAGCCATTTCACCGGTTTTTTATCATCTGGATCTAGTTCTTTGGTGAAATCAAGACCAGTGATCTTTTCTATGTAGTCTATAGTAGCTGCAACATCTTTGGTAGCGATGCGCTGTGTTAGTGATTGTTTATTGGCATCTTTGAATACATTGCCACCTTCAAATAGTTTATTCATCGTTGATAATTCTCTGCGATTTACGAGATTCTGTTATTTTACGGATACCACGGGTGAATTTAGCAGCGTCCTGTCCGCGGATAGCGTTGACAAATCTGCGCTCAAGCTCATCTGCCTGTTCTGGAGTATACTGCTTGTGCAGGCTTTCCAGTAGGTTTATGGCTGAATTAATGATGTTAGTGGCCCTGCTTTCAAACAGCGCATCCTTGTTGCGTACTTCAGCTATTTCATTCAGCTCTTGCAGTATTGAACGAGTTCTAAGTTTCATGAGTGGTTCCGTTGATATTATATTTAACCTAAACCCGAGATTGTTAAAATGATATTATTCAGCAGAAATTGTGCAATCGCACAATGCCCGACTAAATACTCAGTAGAAACCATAAGAACCTGCACACACTTACAGAGGAAAGTACAATGAAACACATATCACAAAGGATGCTGATGATCTTGGAACGTTTATCCGAAATGTTTCCAGGTAGCAGTTATCAATCAAGTCTAGATGCATATCTAGCAGACAAAGGCATTACCGATGCCGCCCAATTAGAAAACTATATCCGTCAGTTTAACTATCAAAAGGAACAATACCTATGAAAACAATTCTCAACTATATTTGGTCAATATTTGATTCATTCGGCCGAGCTCGTGCTGCCAGTCATTTGGCTCGCATCGGACAGTACGAAGCAGCTAAACGTGTGATGGCAGAATAGCTTGCTGCGCCGCAAGGCATATATACATACACACAGGAGGTCTTCTAAATGACCACAGAGTTTTCACACGTTAAAGGATCTGAAGTAGAGTTTAAAGGTGGCGGGTTACGTGACTTTTTTCTTTACAAAGATCTTGGCGTCGCAGATGCAACACACGGGCGTGTGCTTGCTCATATTACCCGAGCAAACCTACCGCCAGAGAATTCGGGCGGCACTGGATGGCACATTCACGTAGCAGAATTTCAAATAGTATACATGTTGAAAGGTTGGGCCAAATTCATGTATGAAGATAAAATCCATCTAGTTGAAGCTGGCGATTGCGTACAGCAGCGTCCAGGTATCGTGCATTATCTCTACGACTACAGCCCAGATATGGAGTACCTAGAAATCATCATGCCGGCAGACTACGGCACAGAACCCGCAGAAGGACCTTGCGATATTCCAGCACCAACACCGTGGAAATAAACAATGACCTTGGTTTATATACACGGAGCTAGTGCTACTAGTGAAAGTTTCAATTATATCAGAAGTAAGATTGGGCAAGGCATAGACATTAACTATGACAGTCGCAATGGATTTGAGAATAATCTCGAAGACATGAAAGCACAGTTGAAAGATGTTCGAGATATGTATTTTCTAGCACATAGTTTAGGTGGCATCTATAGTTTACACATAGCCAATGCTATGCCTAATCGAGTATTAGGTGCAGTGACTTTGAGTACACCCTATGGCGGTGCGGAGGTAGCAGACTATGCCAAATATTTTTTACCTTTTAGCCGACTAATGCGTGACATCGGGCCAAACAGTTGGGCTTTCAAACAGGCTAGCCAGATTAAAATTCAACACCCTTGGACCAATGTCGTTACTGTAAAAGGACAAAGCCCTTTTATGTTGGCACACAATGATGGTGTAGTTACAGTTGCCAGTCAAAAACATCACGAAGACATGGAATTGATAGATGTTGACTACAACCATTATGAAGTGGTATTGGCAGAACCTGTGATAGAAATCATCCGTGAACGGATAAACAGAATCACAAAATAGTTGTTTTTTTTTAGTTAGGCATATATAATAAACTAACAGCGAAATAGAAGTAGTTGTTAGACACAGACATTACACACAGGAGATATAAAATGTCAGAACTTTATACAGCACCAAAACTACCAGAAGTTAAATTTAACAAGAACGGTTACGAAATCCGTAGCGATATCTTGGGCATGGCAAAAAGCCTAGTACAAGACGATTTCCATGCCAAATTCCAAGGCTGGGAAATGACTGCTACTCGCGATGAGAAGACTGGACAGATCGTTACTACCGTTGGTATGCCAGAGTTTCCAGGTTTAGATAAAGTACTAGAAACCGCCGAAAAAATGTATTCATTTGTTAACAGCGGCGTGAAGAAATAAAAGTACGCTCATAGAGCATTACATAGTGGTAAAAGAAAAGCACCTTCGGGTGCTTTTTCTTTATCTAACTGTGGCTAACCTAAAAAACCGCAAGATGCAGATGTACATCCAACCTAGATCAAACTCCCACCATTTCTTGCTGAACTTTGCACTTGCACCATCGGCATGGTGATTGTTGTGCAACTCTTCTCCACCGATCCAGAAAGCTATTGGATATAGATTTCTCGATGTATCTTTTACATCATAGTTTCTATATCCAGTGTAATGTGATAAGCCGTTAATAACTCCTGCAGCAAAAAACGGAATCCAGATCATTTGAATACCCCACACTACCAGTCCCCACGGTCCAAAGAGCAAGCAGTCTATGACCAGCATTAAAAGAATACCTGAGCGACTGTGTGCGGAGTAAATGTTACGTTCAACCCAATCATTAGGGCAGTCTTTGCTTAAAGAGTCTACCATTGCTGTGTCTTTGCTGGCACTA